AAACAAAAATGAATGTACAGAAAGTTCAAGAAATTAAATGATTAACTTAAGAGGCAGTAACACTTTTTCAGTTAGTTCAACTAGCAACTCTCCAGGATTACCAGTAACCACAAATGCTGGTGATACTATTATAGTTGTTGCCTCAATGGCTAGTGGTGTTACCTTAACTCCATCTGGTGCAGGTGCTACTTGGGTAACCCCTGTAAGTAACGCAGGAACTGCTCCAGGTGTCTATGTAATGATAGGTTATGGAACATCTGCTGGTCAGACTTCTTTTAACTTATCTTCTTCATCTACTGGTGGTTCAGCAGTTATATCTGTATGGAACGGTATAAACATTACATCTTCGCCTGTAGTTCAATCACAAACTGCAGCTGTATCTTCTAGCACTTCTGGTACTGCAACATTAACTTCAACTACTAAATACGGTAACCTTATTATTGCTGGTTCATCTCACTTTGGTGCTACCACATTCACTCCTACATGGTCTAACTCAGCAACTAACAACCATGTAAACACAGCTACCTTTAGCTCTAGACCTGCAACACTAGATTACATACCAACTACCACTGCCCAATCATCTCTTGGTGTTACTTATACTTACGGAAACTCTAACAGCGGTGGTATAGCTATAGTAGAACTTCAAGCTGGTATATACACTTCAACTCAACCAGAAGTAACTCGTATACAAAAAACTCTTACTTTTGTTAAACCAAGCGTATTCAAAACAATAGGTAGTAACCAAGAGTTCCTATCATATACTGCTGCTGGAACTTATTCATGGACTGCACCACAAAATGTTACATCTGTAATAGTAGATACTTACGGAGCTGGAGGTGGAGGTGGAGGTGCTTTAGGTAATGACGTTGGTTCGGGTACTGGTGGTGGAGGAGGTGGATACTCTCGTTCTACTGTAACTGTAACCCCAGGAACTACTTATACTATAGTCGTTGGTGCTGGAGGTACAGGAGGAGCTAACACTGGTGCTAACGGTAATAACGGAGGTGATTCAACATTTGCATCTACTACAGTTGTAGCTAAAGGAGGTAGTGGTGGTTATGGAGATGTTGGAGGATTAACAAGTGGTCCTCTTGGAGGTGTATTAGGAACAGGTACTGTTAGATATATTGGTGGTGCTAGTAATACAACTAGTACTTCTACAGCAGGTTCTGCTGGTGGTTCAGCAGCTACATCATTCTCTAATGGAGTTGGTGGATTATCTGGAACTGTAACTAACATATCTGCATCTGGTAACGGTAATGGTGCTGCTGGTGGAACTCCAACTAACGGTTATAACGGTCAGAACGGTACATTCCCAGGAGGTGCAGGTTCTGGAGGTGGAGCTAAAATTACTAATCCATTCATATCTGGTACTGGTGGTAATGGTGCAGATGGTGCTGTTTACCTTACATTTTACCAACCTACAGCTACCACTACTAGCAAAGCTCGTATAACTAATACATTTACAACTCCTCAAACTTCTAAAGCTAGAATATCTAAGTCGTTTACTTCAACTCAATCATCTGTAGCCAGAATACAAAAAACACTTACATCTACTGAACCTAGCAAAGCTCGTATACAAAACACGCTTACAAGTACTCAACCAAGTAAAGCCAGAATATCTAAAACTTTTACTTCAACACAACTATCAGTAGCAAGAATAAGTAAAACTTTTACAACAACTCAGACTTCTGTAGCTAACATAGCTCCAAACATTCGTACAACTACTCAGACTTCTAAAGCTCGTATAGCTAAATCTTTTAATAATAACCAGACATCTGTAGCACGAATCATAGAACAGGAAACTGTTAATCAGACATCCATAGCTAGAATAGTTAAAACATCTAGTACAACTCAATCGTCCGTTTCAAGAGTACAAATAAATGGTACAAGTAACCAACCATCTACAGCACGCATAAGTAAAAGCTTTACGACTATACAAAGTGAAGTAACTCGTATTACTAAAACTCAAACTAGCACTCAGACATCAGTAGCCAGAATTGCTAAAACTTTCACGTCCACACAACCATCTGTCGCTCGTATAGTAGAGCAAGAATACACCACACAAACTAGCATATCTCGCATACAGAAAACGATTACAGCCGTTCAGACAGCCGTTTCACGCATAGTTGAACTTCGTACCACAACGCAACCTAGTAAGGCTAGAATCCAAAACACATTCTCCGTTACGCAAACAGAAGTAGCCAGGATTCAAAAGACACTTACTGCTACACAACCTGAAGTCGCTAGAGTATCTAAATTACTTACAAGCACTCAAACCGAAAAAACTCGTATACAAAACACACTAACTTCTACTCAACCATCTAAGGCTAACATTGTTTTAGTACCTTATGTTACTTCAACAAACACTGGGTATCAGGCTTTAACTACAGCTACAACTTCATTTACTGTAACTCTACCAACTTATTCAGCTGGTCAAGTAGTAACTATTTATATATCTTCTAATGCTGCTATAACTACACCTTCAGGATGGTCTGTAATAGATACAAGTGAATATGGCTACATAAGAACAATGACAGGTTCTGAAGGAAGTACTGTAGCATTTACTCAATCATCTGCATCTAATGTGACATGGATAACCACTGCTTTTGCTAAAGCACCTACTGGATATGTATTCAATTTAACTTCAGGTACATTCCAAACAGGTGCTGCAAGTACAACTGTAACTTCACCAGCTATGTCTGGATTAACTTTTGGAAACTATTACTTCTTGTCTATAGCTTCAATGGTGGCTATATCTGGTGGTCCACAAATTACAGGTTACCCAAGCAACATGCCAAACGACCAAAATGGAGTTGCTGGAACTTTTTCAAACAATACACCTGCTATAGCAACATCATCAGCTAGAATAGTTGGAGTAACTTCATTTACACCTACGGCATTTACTTTTAGTGGTTCTGGTAGTAACTCATCTGCTACATTTGCTGCTAGGTACACACCAACTACAAAAACTCAAACATCTGTAGCAAGAGTTAAAAACACTCTTACTAGAACTCAAACTTCTGTCACTCGTATTAGTAAAACACAAACATCTACTGAAACTTCCAAAGCAAGAATCCAAAGTATAAAATCTGTTACGCAAACATCTAAAGCCAAAATCGGACCTGTACATGGTATAAAAATAGACATACCGTTTACCCAAAACAGCCCTATAGTTGTTCCATTAATTAAGCAAATACAACCTACAATACCTGTAACCATGAATAATAGCTTGACAATACCAGTTAAGCAGAGCAGTATTATAACTATAAGCATAACGATAACTTACCCTAATGTAACTTAAATAAAAGGAGGAAAATATGTCATTAAAAGGAATAGACATAAGTGCAGCACAAGGAAGTATAGATGTATCTGGACTCCCTGTAGACTTTGTAGTTATCAAAGCTACTGGTGGTAACGGATATGTAAATCCACAGTGTGATACAAATTATCAGCAAGCCAAAAATGGTGGTAAATTGAGGGGTGTGTACCACTATTACTCAGACGGTTTCGGAGGAGATGACCCCATCGCTGAGGCTAATTGGTTTGTAGATAACATTCAAGGCTATGTCGGAGATGCTATCTTAGTATTAGACTGGGAAAGAGGTGGAAATCCTCATGTAAACGAAGTAGATAAAGCTAAAGCATTCTTAGACCATGTAGTATTTAGAACTGGTGTTAAGCCAGTTATTTACATGTCAGCTAGTCTTGTAAGTGAAATGGACTGGTCACCAGTAATTAACGGAGATTACGGACTATGGGTAGCAGCTTATCCATACAACAGCACTCCAATAACAGACTTTCAAATTGACCCTAACCTAGACCCTAACCCAAGCTGGGGAGCTGTCGGAGATATTATGTGGCAGTTCACATCAACAGGACGAATTGCTGGATATTACGGTAATTTAGACTGTGATTTATTCTATGGTGATGCAAATACTTGGAATGCATACAAAGCCGTTCCAGTACCTGTTCAACCACCTGTAATACCTACAGTGCCTACACCAGAACCTGCACCAATCGTGCCACCAGTTGAACCACCAATCGTTATACCACCTGTAGTCACACCACCTGTAGTCACACCACCTGTAGTACCACAACCAGAACCTATTACTCCACCTGTAGTGCCACCTAAGAAAAATTGGTTAAGTAGACTAATAAACGCAATACTCTACTTCTTTGATATAAAAGTAAAAAAGCCGTAAGGAGGCTAAAATGATTCAACTAAAACAAATAATAAGCGTAGGTAAACCATCAAGTCAGCAAGTAAAGCATGACGCATGGTTAATAGTAGTGGCTTTCGCAAGTACTTTCTTGGCTACTTGGGATGGTTCATTCACAAAGACAGCTGTTAAAGCTGGAGCAGTTGCAGGCGTATCTGCAGCAATAACGGTAGTAAAAAGCATAGTTACTACACTTTAGGGGGCATATGCAACAAGTCAAATGGGAGGGAGATGACCTGAAAGCATTACTCACTCTCTCAGACGAGGAGTTAAAAACAAAATACTGGTGGATGTCATGGGAAGGCATTCGCAGAACGAGAAACAAATACAGAACAAAAGCAAGAAAGGTTATTGATATGGAAAAACAGCCAGAAGTAAACCGAACACCAGAGATGGACAAGCTAGCAGAACTGTTTGAACGTTCTGGAATAGACCCCAACGACATCTTAAAAATAAACAGAGTGAATGTGTACCAAGGGTACATGAAAAATAAGGAAGGTGAGTTTGAAACCACCGACCTACTCAGTGTCCAGTACACACCTAAGCCTACTGACCTAACTGAGGACATGTTTATACGTCAGGCTAAGCCAACGGTAATACGTCCAACTAAAAGTACAGCTAAAAAAGTGAGCAGTGAAAAACTAGCCATAGTCCTACCAGACATACAAGCTGGATTCCGTAAATATGAAGACGATACACTAGACCCTATACACGACACCAAAGCACTAGATGTAGCGTTACAGATAATTAAAGACACCAAACCTGACCAAGTAATACTTAACGGAGACAACCTAGATTTCCCACAACTTGGTAGGTTTGCACAAGAATCTACCTTCTCTCAAACACTTAACGAAACTCTAGACTATGTCCACAAGTTTCTCGCACAGATACGAGCCAACGCTCCTGATACACGTATTGTCTACCTTGCAGGCAACCACGAACTCAGGCTGAGCAAATATCTTATGCAGTATGCAGAGAAACTCTACGGAGTCCGACAAGCTGGAACAACTGAACGTGTCCTTACAATTCCTTTTCTACTCAATCTCGCAGATATAGAATGCGAATACAAGTCAGGCTACCCAGCTAACCAGTATTGGATTAACGAACGACTCAAAGCTATTCATGGAAGCATAGTTAGACCAGCAGGTAAGACAGCAGCAGCCCTTGTTAATCAGGAGGAATCTAGCACGCTGTTCGGACACATCCACCGACAGGAGTACGCAGCTAGAACAGCTAAGAACTTTAACGGAGCTAGGTTTGTAATAGCACAATCTTTTGGCTGTTTGGCACGCATAGACGGTGCTGTGCCTAGTTATGGCAGTGGAGTTGATGAAATGACCGACCAGCCAATTCAGGCATGGGAGAATTGGCAACAAGGCATTGGAGCAGTGTATTACCAAGACGGAGATAAGCCATTTGATACACAGCAGATTAATATTCAAACACATAACGGCTACACTACACGCTTTAATGGCAAGCTGTATGTACCAACGGAGAATTAAATGGACGCAAGACATTATGACCATTTAGAGGACATCATAGACGAGTTTACAGAACTAGCTAGTGAAAAGTACGAAAAGGGTCAAGTACAACATGGTGGACAATTATGGGAGAAACAAGGATTAATAGACATGGCAATAGATGAAGCTATAGACCAAGTAATCTACCTTCTTACAATTAAACACCAACTAGAACAACGAACCTATGAGTGAACTTAATTTCGGTTATGGAAACAAACGAGAGTTTTTGCCACAATACGCAGGGGTGGACTGGCAAGAAGCATTTGAACACTCTCATCCTGATGCCGATGATATGCCTGTATGGGGTGAAACATACGATGATTTAGGAGAGTTTTGTGAGCAACTTAATCAAACAAACTGTGTACTTTATATTAATAATACTAACCCTTTGTTTAATTGTATCGTAGTCATAGACCACCGAGACGAAGGTGGGGATTGGTGGTTAAGCCAGTATCAATTAGGTGAAAAACGATTTACTCAACTATGGGATTTGCTAGCACCTGAAGTTATGGTTGTTGGCACTAAATACCCAGCTCAAGCTGTAGCCGAATATGTAATGAAGATAATGTTTAACGATATTTAACGAATATTAAACTTATTTAATACCCATACCTCTAATAGATAAAAGGGTAGATAGAATATTGAACCAATAATATAAACTACAAACTTCATTCAAACTCCCATGTTTCTAATTGATATTCTAATGCAGTATTGTTACCAACTTTAGGAAGCTGAGGTGAAGTGAAATAGTAATGCCCAATGGGGGTGGGGCACAACGTAACCTTAACCCCAGCTTTCCAGAGTCGGTAGAAGAAATCTATATCATGCTTACCATGAGTTTCTTCGTTTCTAAGTGCAGGGACAGGATGCAGTGTTCCATCCTGAATCATGTATTCTCTTTCTGTGCTGAAATACGGCTTCTCTAGCTTTTTAAATATACTAGCTTTAACTAAGGTACAACCAAACCCAGTAAGGGTAATGTCTCCAAAGGTAGAAACCACATGTCCTGTTTTGTTAATAGGGTAGTCACAAGTAACTATGTCAGTATCGTAGGCTAATAGTTGGTCTAAGATGTTTACAGGGAACTTCTGGTCATCTTCTACAAACCATATGTAATCTACACCTGCCTTGAGTGCCTCTTCTACCATGTAGTTTGAACACTCAGGGATTGGCTTACCATGCGAGAAAAAAAACTTGATGTCGGTGCGTCCTTGTGTGTTTAGGAGTATGCCCTCCATAGTTCTGGAATAAACATACCCCCTACTTGGCAAACACACACCTATGCTCATTTTTTTCCTTTTATTGGTTTTTTGTATGCTTTCTTTCTCCAACCTGATAACTTCACGTCTTCAAAATATAGCTCAAAGTCTATCATCATCCGTAGCCGAAGCTACATTGATTCCTTATTTACGCTGACATTATATCAGAATCACCCATAAGAGACTGTCGTAATTTTATCTTTTCCATCTCTAACCCTAGTATTTTGGTAATGATTTCGTCTACTTTAATTATGTCTAGTTTGTTTCCGTCTAGGTATACTATGTACTCTTCTTTGTCGTATTTAAACGATATATAACCTTTAGTCTTTTTAAATGTTACAAATATTTCAGGATTTTTTACTTCTTGTTTTGCTGGCATTTTTACCCTCCATTTCATCAATTATTGTTTGTAAGTCTAATATCTCTCGCCTAAGGTCAAAGTAAGTTTCAACTTTCATTACTGTGAGTATAGGTCGGTAATTACCAGATATATGTAATAGGGGAGTTTGTGCACCACTTGCCTGTGATGTCGCCTGATTCCACCATGCCCACAGAGATACCTTTTCTTGGTTCTTACACTCGTCTACATAAGCATAGTCATTAGGTTTCCATATATCGCCTTTAAAATGCGTCATAGCGCCTGACATGGGCATTCTAGTAGCTTTAGGGTCTATATCGTAATGCCGATACATACCTGCTATTTCTCGCTCTAGTCTATTGCCTTTCTGTTTCTTGCTCTGTGGGGTCTTAGCCATAACTATACCCTTTGCTCTACTGGTGCTTCTGGGATGTCTACTACTAGAGCACCCATAGTCATAGCTGTTCCAGCAATAGATACTGAGTTTTGTATAGCTTCTTTGGTTACTCGTGTAGGGTCAATCACTCCAGCTTCTTTGAGGTCTACCAGCTTATCTGGGTTGTTTACATTCACTCCTAGTCCTTCTTTACCTTCACGAATCTTAGGCAACCACTCATCAGGATTGAGTCCAGCATTGGTTAGTAAAATACGGAATGGCTGTTCTAATGCGTTCTTTAGTATTTGAGCACCTACAGCTACAGAGTCACTACCTTTTACAGTAATAGATTTAGCTAACTTTATAAGGATTACTCCACCACCGTAAACGATTCCGTCAGCTAGTGCGGCTTTTACAGCGGCCACAGCGTCATCTACTCGGTACTTCTTCTCCTCTATCTCGGTTTCGGTAGCTCCACCAACCTTGATGACAGCAACCTTACCAGATAGTGATGCACTTCGTTCCTTTAAACTGTCTTTGTCATAGTCATTAGTAGCAATGTCTATCTGAGCTTTTAACTGAGCGATTCTATTCTCTACAGCAGTCTTGTCGCCATTTCCTTCAATAATAGTAGTATCATCTTTGGTTACAATAACTTTACGTGCAGACCCAACAACACGTAAATCTACGTTTTCAAATGTCATACCACGTTCTGAACTAATAACTTCAGCACCAGTAAGTATAGCTATATCGTTAAGCACTTCCTTACGTTTGTCACCGAATGCTGGGGCTTTGACTGCAACAGCGTTAAATACACCCTTAATCTTGTTAAGTACGAGTGTAGTGAGAGCTTCTCCCTCTACGTCCTCAGCAATGAGCAATAAGTCTTTTCTATTTGTAGCTAACTTTTCTATCAATGGTAAACAGTCTTGGAATGAAGTGATTTTCCTATCGGTGATTACAATAGCAGGGTTAGTGTAAACAGTTTCCATACGCTCTTGGTTAGTAGCCATGTATGAACTGAGGAATCCTCTATCAAACGTAAAACCTTCTACAACTTCACTTTCCATAGACAGACCTTGTCCTTCTTCTACAGTAACTACTCCGTCTTTGCCTACCCTATCAATTACATCAGCTATCAAGTCTCCAATCTCTGCATCACCTGCACTGATAGTAGCAACCTCAGCTACACGCTTCTTGTTGCCTTCAATCTGTTCGGACATGCCTAACAGTTCAGCCTCTACACTCTTTGAAGCGTCCTCTAACCCTTTTCTAAGTAGCATCGGATTGTGCCCTGCGGCTATCAGCTTGTTCGCTTCGTTAAGTAAGTTGTAGGTCAAGATAGTAACAGTAGTTGTACCATCTCCTGCAACGTCATTCATCTTAGATGCGGCCTGTTTAATAAGCTCTGCACCGACACGATTGCCTAGCGTATAATCATCTACATCTTTAATGTCCACGCTCTTAGCAACAGTCACACCATCATGCGTTATAGCAGGTGAGCCGTATGCTTTGCCTATCACTACGTTTCTACCTTTTGGTCCAAATGTAGTTGATACAGCTTTGTAAAGCATGTAAGCACCTTCTAATACTCGTGCTCGTGCGTCATCGTCATAAAATACCCTTTTACCCATCTTATACCCTTTCTTTTATTTAATAGCTAAAACGTCATCTTCTAGTACCAGTATATAGTCTTTACCATCAATCTTAACGTCCGTATTAGTGTAAGACTTGTAAATGATAGTTTGACCTTCTCCTATTGTTGTTACATTGCCACCTACTCTAAGTACAGTAGCTGTCTTGGTCATTTCATTAGTTTCTGTAACATACAATCCACTGGCTGTAGTAGTTTGTTTTTCTACGTTTTCTGCAAGAATCCACTCGTTTAAAGGTTTAATTAAATCCGTCATAACGTTCCTCCATTAATTCACTATAGTTAAACTTATTCTTTAATGCTTGTTTAATGTTTACCATTTCACCTGCAAAGCCTTTAGCTTGGTCTTTATAGACTAAAACAGTCTTTGGCACTTCTATATTACCTCTGATAAATTGTTTACCTTTGTCGGTAATTCTCCAGTAACCTGACATCTTCTTAGTTAAATCCTTCTCGTTTCGCTTGGGCTCAATAAATCTCCAGTGCTTGAGAATGATGTAACTCATAGCTGTCGCATTAGCATTATATACATTTTTGAACTCTCTTTGAACATGTACCCATCCGTCCTGATTGTTCTCACCTAGATTATTTATGTAAATGAGAGATAGACAAGCATTAGAGTTGAGCTTGTATGGGTATTTTTTTACAAATCTGTGACAGCAGGGACAGTCTACACCTTTGTCCCAGTTGTCTTGTAAGTACTGCATAGCTTCAAATAACAATGTGTTCTTGTCTATATTCATTAGTCTTCTCCGTCTTGGTGTGTGCATGAGCCATCACTGCAATCGTGATGTTTCCAGCATGTAGTGTGCCCATCATCTGCAGGAGGATTAATACATTCGCATTTTCGTTCGTATGCTAGTGTTTTACCTCGTTTAGATTTAAGTCCTCCTTTACGCCCAGCTTCTCTAGCTAACTCTCGGTTAGCAAAAAAGCCTCCAGTTGTACTATTCTTGCCACCGATTGAGCCTATATTTTTGTAAAAGTCATCACCGTACTTTTCTTTGTTAGTCTTTGCGGCTTGTTTGCCGCCTGATATTGTTCCTGCCATTAGTTATCTTTCTTATTAGTTGTTTAATAATCCACCCTACTGTAATTGTTAGTGCAATAAATATGATTAGAAAATCTATAAGTATCATTCCAACGAGTATTCTTAACCACCCCATATCGCACCTTAAAAGGGTATGTCACTTAAATTAATTGGTTCGTCCGTATACTCGTCTGTATTGCCCCAGTCATCTACTGGTGGTTTTGGTCTTTCAGCTTCAGCTTTCTTTGCTTCTACTCGTTCTCGGAGTTGTGAGCCTACCTCTTGGAACTTGTCTCGTCCAGTTGGTTCGTTCCGAAGTAGCTTTAAGATTTCATCTAGCTTATCAATGATAGTAGCGAACTTATCTTTACGGACTACCTTAGCTTGAATGCCATCCCACTTATCGTCTTCCCATAGCTCTAGAGTATCTCCGACTTCTACTGGGCCGAATGGGTAGTACTGGCTACCACTATCAGTAAGTACTTTGTATTTTTCCCATGTCTTTGTCTGGTTACTTTTCTTGTCCATGTACTGGCCTGTCTTGATAGGCTTTCCATCGTTAAGTACTTCTGTTACCTTCTCGTATTGTTTGTCCATTATTTTACTTCCTTTCTTGGGCGTCCTCGTCCTCGTCTTATGCTTACTACTTTACCAATACCTGTGTTATGGTCTACGTTGATTCTAGATACTTCTAGGAACGTGAACAAGTCATTCAGTGCATTGTTTAGGTCATTAGTTCTTTCGTCTAACTCGTCAAACAGTTCTACCATGTTATCAAGCATGAAAGTCATGTCTTTGAGTAATTTTTTGTTACTTAACATTTATGTTCTCCTTATTTCTTGCGAACCACTCTAAAGAGCAAGGCTCATCGTTAAAGAAAAAGTCATTGTATACTTTTCCCAGTTTAGTTCTTTTAGCCATCCATCCATTGTCTATTAGGTGACATGAGCAATCTGGTATCTCTCCATACTCGTTGTATGCCCTCCATGACGCATTTAGAGCCCTCCAGAAGCCTTTTACGTCACTTTCTAGTACATTGTCCCACTTGATGCTTTGGAATCGGTAACGGCCGTTATCTTTCTCAAACTCGTAAATCATTGCATCCACCAGCTTTGGGTGGTCTTTCTGCAACATCATTAGGTATGTACCTAGTTGCATTCTATGTAGCTGTCCCATTTCCTTTTTAGGGTAGTTGAATGCTTTGGAGTTTACTGTCTTGTAGTCAATTAATATCTCTTTGCCTTCAATCCTGACAACATCGTCAAAATGTCCTCGTATCATGTACTCCTCGTCCTGAAGCTCTTGCTCCTGAGCGACTGAGATACCTGTTGCTTTTGTGATACCTTGAACCCAGCCATGTACAGCGTGTCCGATACCGAAGTTTCGTTGTGCTGTTCCATAGTCATCATTCAGCTCTGGTACTTTGGGTACTTTAAGCCGTCTGAATAAGAGTAAGCGTTGGCACATGCCTGCACTACTCGCACTCCAATACTCTCCATAGTCTCGTACTTCCTCCGATTTATCTTTGAGGTACTTGTTTATGTAAGGCATTAGGTAATCAGTCTGTTCCATTCAAAAACTCCTTTGCTGTTAGTTGATTACGTTCTAGACAGTTGTATACAGATTGATGAGATATACCTAGTAGCTTTGCCACTTGATATACACCCAGTTTGCTCTTGCCATCTCTCAATGGTAAATCTAGTGACAATAGCAGTAAGATATGGTCATCCAATGGACGCCTGTCCCTGATGTACTCAGCATATGTCATTTTGTCTCCTCGTAAGTTATTTCAATATGTTTAACCTTCTTTGGCTCACTCTTTGGTAAGTCCGAAGCATTTATCATAATGCTGTTAGTGTAATTCTTAATCCAATCTAGTGTTATGCTCTCTAAATCCATTATTTGCTCCTATCAAAATGTGCTATACCTGCTAGCACACTATCTATAAGCTCCTCATCTAAGCTCAATATAGCTTGCCTGAGTTGCTCTTTGAACGATTGAGGTATGTACTTTGATGATGATATTAAATCGTAATCATCAAGATACTTGTCTACAATCGTATCGTTTACTTGATTGCTCACTTTCGCTCCTTTCCGATGGACTTTGTAAGCTCATTCGTAAGTTGCTTTAGCTCCTTCTTCACGTCAATGCTTGATATATCTGTCAAAATATATTCAAGATACGATACTTTTCTGGCTAAAACAAAAACTGCTATCGCTTGAGATATCAATCCTAGTCCTAGCAGTAACTCCACTTGTCTCATAAATCCCCCATTATTATTAGTTATTAGTTGAGTAAGGGAATACTTAATGGCGACTCCCCATTGCCTTAATCCTGCACTCGCTACTCATCACGAATTGCATTACTCTAAATATAGCACAAGTATAATAGTCAATCAAGTACTTTTGATTATTTTGCATTAAATAAAATAATGGTGTATGATTCATTGCATACGAATGTATCGCACCAGCTTAAAACTAGAATGCGTCAATATCTAGTAAGCCTAGACCGACAGCTCAGTGACGAGTGACGGAATAGCAAGAGGGCAAGTAAACACTTGAGGGTAGTCACTTACTCTGTTTGCTTATGCCTCGTACTTTTACATCTTTTTTGCTCTCTTATTATTACCAGCACCAACCTCTAGTCTAGCTCTAAGTTCTGGAATAACCTGTGAAATATTTATAATAATATTATAATACTTATACTCATTAGTAACTGTTATGGTATAATGCTCCATATGGCAAGACGACTAACACTCAGGGAACAGAGGGCAATAGATAACATGAAAAACCCTAAGATTAAAACTCAAAAAGAAGCAGGACTGCTCGCAGGGTATAGTCCCAAGTCAGTTGAAGTATCAATGAGTAAGTTAAAAGCAAAAATGGAACGATATGGTGAGACTGGACTTGATGTACTTGATAACATTGCTCGTACTGGAACGAATGAGATAGCACGTGTCCAAGCAGGTAAGACTTTGATTGAGACTGCATATGGTAAACCTAAGAGTAACGATAAAGATACTGGAGGGAATGCTCCCATCAATATCATATTCAATAGAGTTGAACCACCTAAAAACATAATAGACGCCTAGACTTTTACATCTAGACGCCTTCATGATATAATATAGCTGTTATTAGTTAGCTACTGGAGACTCCTCACCGAGTCTCTTTTAGTTTAGAGGACATTTTGGAGTATAGTCTCCAAGCAATTTGAAATGCTCCTGTTCTCATCTTTAGCTTTTGCTCTTAATAGCTCGTACAGCTCCTTGCTTATTCTTATATGTGTATACATTATTGCTCCTTTGTTATCTCATATACGCTATCAATCTCTGATAATTCGGCTAAGTCTATACGCTCATTGTCTAGTTCATTTTGCATATAACTTAACCAATCTGTTATCTGTTGCAATTTGTCTCTTGCTAGTGGTGTATCATCGCTCATTTTATTGCTCCTTAATTAGTTTTACTTTGTAACCATCCACAGATGGAATCTCATTAGTCCAGTAGTCGAGAATCTCCAAGTCCTCGTTCTCACTGTACTCCAGCTCCTCCATCATAAACTTCTTAATACGCTCGTATTGCTCGTCCGAATCTGGGTAGTGCTCGCAAGTCCATATCACCCATTCTGGTTCGTAGTCCATCCTAGTGAATACTGTTATAAATAGTCTCATTTTGCTCTCCTTAATCTTATGTCCTCGTAATACAGCTTGTACTTGTGTAGTGCCATATTGCTCAGCTCTTTTGTACTCTTAATTGCTCTCTGTCCGAATATAGTGTTTGCTCTCAGTGTGATATAGTCGAACAACATAAGTCCGACTATTATGCCAAGTATGAATGCAATCATAGTGTTGCTCCATTCAATATCTCATCCAGCAAGTCCAGCACTTCATTAAACTCGTCCTGTACCTCATCGATGTAGTGTATATCTCCGTTCTCAGCCTCATAGCTATGCTCCAAGCTGTTAAAAGCATTGTCCTTATAGAATTGACGCTCGACTATTGCACTTGCAAGCTCGCATAAAACTTCTGTTGTTATCATAGCTCTGCCTCAAAATTGCATTCTTCATTCTCTTTTACGCAATTATATATCTTTTGCCCAAGTTCTTTACGAGCATAGTATTTTAGCAATTTTTTTACTATGCTCACTTCTGTATCGAGATATTCTGCTAACTGCTCATCATTGTATGCGTAACAGTCCTTGAAAAAATCGTCCATTTTTTGCTCGTAACCATCCAGTGCTTTATTACATAACTCCAGCCCTTGCTCTATTGTTGGCAAGTCCTCTGTTGTGAATCGATACTCGATATAGTTTGGCTCGTACTCTTGTCCTCCAAAATGTCTGGCGTCAGTACTACTCTGTACTGCTACCCAAAACTTGCCTTCAATGTCTCCAGTGTAAAATCGTCCCATCTTATTGTCCCTCCCTTAATGTTAGTTCTCGTTCTGTTTCAAGTAACTCCGATAATAAATCGACTTCACTTGAGCCGAGTTCTGATACCAATGCAAGGTATGTTTTATTATTCAGCTCGACTAGTTCACTGTTGCTTAATTCTTTATAGCTCATTCTTTTACTCCGAATACTTCATTAGTCTCCTGCATAGTATTTATTAGTCTCGTGAGTACTTGTATCTGGTCACTAGTGAGTCTCACATCTGTCTGGAGCTCCCCATTAGCGTAAAATTGTACATTCCATGTTGTCATATTATTAGTCCTTCTGGACAGTTTTAGGTGATGTCCAGCACGTGTTATTAGTTATATATCAGCTCGTAATCTTGCACGTCGTGCTCGTCCAAAAGCTGTTTATAGTCGTCCCCATAGTAACCACTGCATGAATCGATATACAGTCCTGAATCTGTTTTGATGGTGACAGTGTATATATCACCTCGAATGTATGTATCGTATGTAGCTACTTCGTCCCTGAGAGTCTCCAGCACTTGCTTAATTCTCTTTTGAGTTACTCTTTTGCCTCCGAACTCTTTTAAGATGTCCTCGTGGGTGACGTATATGTACCCCACTTGCCCACTGTCCCATCTGTCTCCGAATGGTCGAGTGCTCATCGTAATACCTGAATGGTCGTACAGATATAGTGGTAGTGAGACTACGCTCCTCTGAGAGACAAGCGACTCCATCTCATCCCAGCTCACGTTTGGCTCATCTCCAAGATTGTAGTTACGATGGAGACATAGCATAGTCCCCAAATTGTCCCACTCTCGTGGTGACTCAGCCCACTCGTCTTGCTCGAGTGTCACTACATATTTAATAGTGTTTATGTATGTTACTGGTATAGTTTTCATTATGCTCTCCCTGTTATTTTAGATTGATTATATTCTTTACTATATAGCTCCTCGACTTGCTCCGAGAATCGTTCTCTCCATGCACTTATTGCATTATTGAGCTTTGTGATATTGTTGTCCCACTCATCCCATAACTCCTCGTCCTCATCATCTGGTTCGTCACCAGCATACGAAGTTACCTCGATAGTCTGATAGTCTCCCAGCTCGTGGTAGTTATTACGAATATGTGCATAACCTGAATCACCCAGCAAGTCTCTCATGTAGTCCAGCCCAGCACTTGCCATGTCTGGATGGATGTCCACAAAGTCGAAGTAGTCACCCATTAGTTGTCCTCCTGAAGTAGGTACGCTACTTCTCGTCCGATTAGATGCTTATATGTACTCCATATCTGAGAATCTGAGAATCTCTTTTCTGATGGATGGATGGAATCGAGCCATTCTCTGATGTCATCGTAGTACACCAAAAAGAATCCATCATCGACCATACGTGAGCCAACTGTATAGTTCGACTCTCCAGCACACTTTATGTGCTCGACTTGTCCTATGAGGTTATGAAGTGAATCTCCATCATCCCAAGCGAATGTATCGAGTATATGCTCTCGAATCGCTTTTCTTACTTGTTTTGTTATTGTTGACATTTGTATGTCCTCCTTGTGTTATTAGTTATCGATATTCTTGTGAATATCTGGAGAGACTTATTCAGTCCCTCCAGTCACCCAAAAGCTATTTAATCTCTTCGAGAATCTCTGTTTTCTCCCAGTCCTCCATCTCGTCCAAGTGAAATATTAGTTCGTCCCTCGTCACCTCAGCATACATGCCCTCAAGTCCTCGTACCTTATTAGTGAGAGAGAATAGGACTCCTCCCTCTTTTGTTATCTCCGTATAATACCCCTCAGCGTCCATCTTGCTTTGGATGTACTCTGTATATTGTGCCAAGCTCAAGTATGGTTCGACTGTTATCATCTCAGCCACTCGCTCGTCCCAGTAACCGAGCTTGTCCAGTGCATCATATACTTCATCATCGTATGGAGCTTTTGGAGGTATAAAATTGCCCTCTTTATCTTTTGTGAATATACAATATTCAGTCCATAAAGTTATAAGCTCATCTTTTGTGAAGTCCTCAGAGAATCTCCGAGAAGTTCTACTGTTGTATATCTCCAATGCTATGTTATGTAGTTTTGTTATTGAATTAGACATTTGTATGTCTCCTTATTAGTTATGTTGTTATGTTGTGACTTTGTTGCCACTACCCCAATGGTATCAGAATGGTATCGATTGTCAAGCATTTTAGATTGTCATCTGTTATTGAGAGGAGTTGTCCACAGTTTATACACAGTCCGAGATTGATAGCCGAGCCCATCCATCGCACTAGTGCGTACAGTCCATACTATGTTTCTACTGATAGATAATAGAGAGAGTGAATAGATATAAGAGAATAAATGTCCTACCTCTGTTGTATATAGTAGTCACCCCTGTTACATGTATAAATCACCCCTGTTATTATAAAGAATGAGAGAGAGAGTAACAGAGAGAGAACGCCCACTCCACCCCTGATACCACCTCCACCCTAATGAATTATTAGAAATTAAGATAAATACAAATTAACAGAGACAGACAAACCTTTTTACATTAGGGTAATTTTTTTTTAGCTATGTGTAAGCCCCCCCCCTTTTTTATTTTAAAAGAAAGAGTATAATGTACAGTATATTGGGGAAATATAAAACGATTGCTACGCAATCTTTAGGGGTGAGGGTAATGCCACAGATAACTGTATACATTAAAGAAGAAGACATACCACGCTGGAAAGCTATTAAACATAAAGCCGAGTGGATTAGAAGTCATTTGAATGGGGAAAGATATGAAAAACAAACGTCTAATACAACTAAGCCTGTTAGACCTACTCAAATAAAAGAAATAACATACGAGCCTATAATACCTTTACCAGAAGTTAAAGTTATTAAGCAACGTCCTATAGACCTAACAACAATCCTAGCTAATAAGAAGATACGTTCTTGTGAACATGGGTTTGCTGTGGGTCTTTGTAAGTTTAACTGTAAGAAAGGAATGCGATGAGTTTGTATGACGATTTAGATGAAATCTTTAATGAAAAAGAAAAGCTGCTTAACTCATTTGATAAAGAAGCAGAAAACTATTTTAAAAAGATATATTTAGGATGGCAGTGTCCTATATGTAAAGAAGTATATAACCCAAGAATAATGAATTGTGTAGCAACACATAAACCTAAAAGGAGATTTAATGAGCGACCTGACGATACCATTTCACTTTGAACCGAGAGAGTATCAAAAAGATTTTTGGTTAGCAATACAAGACAAGCCAGCAGACCGAGCTGTAATAGTTTGGCCTAGACGTCATGGTAAAGACAAGACTATGGTAAATGCACTTTTACTTCAAATGCTTAAACGAGTTGCTAATTACTATTATGTGTTTCCTGAGTTTAACCAAGGACGTAAAGCATTGTGGGATAACTTAGACAGTAATGGGTTTAAGACTATGGACCACATTCCACAAGAGCTTAGAAAAAGAACTGACCAACAGCAAATGAAAATTGAACTATATAACGGTTCTATCTTTCAAATTATAGGAGCTTCTGACATTGACCGTATTGTTGGTACTAACCCAGCAGGTATTATCTTTAGTGAGTATTCACTTATGAGTCCTAACATCATTGGGTATCTATTACCGATTGTAGTTGAGAACAAAGGATTTATGTGGTTTAACTTTACACCACGTGGAGATAACCATGCACGTACGTTGTATCAACAAGCTGTTAAGAATGGGTGGTTTGTATCTTACCTTACTGCAAGAGATGCTGGACAGTTTTCAGAACAAGAATTAGAAGAAATAAAAATAGAATACAAAGGGCTATATGGAGATGAAAGATTATTCAATCAAGAGTTTTTATGTTCGTTTGATGAGCCAATTCAAGGTTCTTACTACGGTGACCTTATTACGCTGGCTGAAGAAACAGACCGCATTACAGATGTTCCTTACAGACAAGAACATCCAGTACACACTTATTGGGATTTAGGTGTTGGAGATGCTACTGGTATTTGGTTTGCACAGTTTAACGGTGACAAAGTTAATCTCATAGACTACTACGAGGGTAACGGTAAAGGACTTGACCACTACATAAAGGTATTACAAAACAAACCTTATGTGTACGGACAACACTTTGCACCACACGATATTAAGGTACGAGAGTTTGGTAGTGGGTTATCTAGGGTAGAAACAGCTAGGAACTTAGGTATAAACTTTAGAGTAGCACCTAAATTAAAAATAGAAGATGGTATAAACGCAACAAGAATATTACTTCAACGGTGTTACTTTGATAAGAAAAAATGTGAAGTAGGTTTAGCTTGTTTAAAAAATTACCATAGAAAGTATAATGAGGAAACACGTGTATTTGACAATAAACCACTTCATGATTGGAGTTCTAACGGGGCTGATGCTTTCCGTTATCTTGCAGTATCTGTCAAACAAAACCAAATAAGTGATACAGCTGTATATGATGACATACCAGATTACGCTAGGTCAGGGTTTGAAATGCGACCAAAAGAAGATACTAGTCGGTTTACACAAGGAGATGATATAGGGTTTGATTCAAATGGATTTTTAAGATAGGAGGGGATTATGACATTAAAAGAAATACAAGAGCTATGTCCTAAAGCTGAAAACATCAGCATGACATCAGACGGAACAGTGGGAATGAAAGTAGGAACGTTTGGTATGGCAGTAAACGTCTACCGAGATAAAGGCAAGCAAGAGATTAAAAACCAAGTACTAAAATTATATAGAGACCTGCTAGGAATGAATCGCACATTAGATGACAACCAACGGAGGGCTGAAAGAAATGCAAAGGCTTGATAAGTTTTGGGTACAATGGAAAGAGTTAGGACAAGAAATATTAGCACATGGTCAGGATGTACAGTTTGGCCACAGTTTATTAGAAATTAAATACATGAATGGTGTGCCGTCAGTATTAGTACTTAGTAAGTCAATGAAGCGTAAGTTTCCAAGCGACCAAATAGCTAAACTTAGTATTGCACAAGAGATGGAAGCTACAGAAAACTCTACATTTACAGGTGCAAGGACTTGGACCATTACCTATGACAAAGGACATATATCACACATTTTAATTGAC